CATGGGTTGAGCCATTACCATCGCACCTGCGGCCATACCAGCTCCAACGCTTGCCATTGCAGTGCCTACATTACCTAAGCGTTGTCCCCAAGACGTTTTCCCCATTTCAGCATTAAGCCCCGCAATTTTTGAACGTGTTGCATCAGCCGCGCGAGCTAACTCTCGACTGGTTGCAGTACCACTACGTTTCAAACGGTTATAAGCCGCAATAGTGTGATTGATCTCTTGCTGGATCTTATGTTCACTTCGCACGCCTAATGTTTCGCGAGCGCTTGCCATGGCTCGTGTACTTTGTGTAATTTGGGATTGCGCCTGACGGAATACTCGGCTTGCCTGATCGCGTGCCTTGAGTGTCATGGCTAAATTTAACTCTGCCATTTTTAAACCCTTTTTAAACTTCTTTTAAATCTACAAAAAAAGGGGCTTACGCCCCTTTATTTTTACGACGCATAAGGTTGTAATGCACCGTATCGCCATCTTCAGCCTGTGTTTTAATACCTTGAGATTTTTGCCAACTACCAATCCAAGCAGACACTTCTGTATGGCTCATTGCTCTTACCTCCGCAGCGCTAAAGCCGAATTTAGCTAATAAAATGACCGCACTTCGGTAATTTTTCTCAGCTTCAAACACACTATGTTGTTGTTTTATTCGGCTTCGACTTTGCTCTGGCTTTCCCCAGCGTCGATGTGCTTTTTTCGCAAATCAGCAATAGCTTGCGTAATCAACACATAATCATCTGTAGCAAGGTTATCCAGTAAAAACTGTGGCGTGAGCTTATCTTGTGCAATGCCGATAATATCAAGCTGCTCAGATAAATAAGCCAAGTCCACGAGCATTTGCTCAGCTTTCGTGAGTTTTTCTTTCTCATCTAAACCAAGCTCGGCGATTTTCTCAAGGGCGGCACATTCGCCACCCAAGGTAAGTAATCGCACTTCAAAGTCAAAACGACGACTATTACCGTAAGGAATACCTAACAATAGACGCATTATTCTTTAACCTCTTTGAGAGCAGTCATCTGAATATCAATCACGGCTTCGTTATCGACGGTATATTTTTCACCGACTTGCGTAGTAAAACAGCCAAGATAAGAGGTGCGTTTATCGTCTTGATTAAGTGGATACACTGTAATCTTCGCATCATTGATTTCCGCCCAATCAATCTCTGAACCATCAATCGGCAGAGCGGCAGTCAATGAGAGCTCCCAAGTCGCAATTCCTTTGGCAAAACCACGCGCACGACCTTCTGAGTTCATGGTTTTCACTAATTTTCGGCCTGTTTGTTTTGTAACGTTTAAATCGGTAATTTCAATTTCAACGCCATTTACTTCTAACACTGCCGAACCAGCATATTTTTCAGCCATTTAAGCCCCCTATAAAATTAAATCAATACGGTTAGCTACAACGTGTAAGCCATTTACCACATCCGCTGGGATTGCTGTATCTAAACGATTTGGATCTTGTCCATTGCGTACCACAAGCAATTTATTCTTGTTAGCATCAATATTTTCCAAGATTTCTAAATCTTCTAAGCGATACAACACATCAAGGATTTCCGAACGCACTTTTGGTGGTGTGCGATTGGATAACTTCGCACGTGGAAAACGCAAGGCAATGCGTTGCTCAATCGCTTTGCGTGTATAGTCAAGCGTGCGAATTGTAGTTAAATCTAACCACGCAGGGTCATCTACATTCGCTGGCGACTTGGTATAAGTCGTAATTGCACGCATAATTTGCACACGATTATTCACCACCGTAATAGGTGTTAAACCATGGAAAAGTGCCTGATTGACTTCGGTTTTTAATGGTGTTTGAGTGGCATCAACGGGAGTTAAACCTTTAATCTCAAGCGTATTTAACGGTTTAGCCGGGTCTTCTTCGCCTGCAATAATCGCACCATAACCTGCTGCAATTAATGCATTTGATTCCACCGCACCTTTATACCAACCCACCGTAATGCGGTTCGCATTGATTTTTTCGGTATACGTAGTGCCGCTTGCCAATGTGCCATTAAAACCTAATACACCCACACCAGGTTTTTTCTCAACCGGGCTTGCAACCAAGTCTAAATGTTCACGTAACGCTTTTGCATTTTTATCATCAGCGAATGGAGAAATAATGACGTGATAATGCTGACCTGCAACAGATGCTAGTGCTGCAGTTAAATCCGCATTTTCTGCACCATTACTAAATACAGCTGAGGTCACACTAATACCATCAGCGCGGCTAACTGCATTAATTGAAATTTCATTGCCAATCGCACCTTTACATTTTGCCGTTAAGGTAATGGTGCCTTCGCTCACGGCTGCAGTTGCTGGGCAGTAATCGCCCGCATTAATAACCGCTGCTAAACGGGTGGCAATATCGTTCGCCGCTTCGCCTTTTGCGACAGCAACGGCATAATCTACACCGCCGATAACGGCTTTCACGACACCGCTTAGCGTAGCTGTACCGGCTAACGTCACGGTGCCTGTTGCAGCTACACCTGAATCGCTATCCTTTAACCCAATCACGGATAAACGGATTAATGGGTTATTTTGAATCGCTACACGGGTCATTAAATGAGCCCAAGAACCTGCACCGAATTGATTTTTAGCATCTAAATCAGAGTACACTTGAACTGGTGCAGTAAAAGGCGCTGTACCATTCACCATTGGCGCAACAATTAATACGTTTTGCTCATTGGTTGGTAACGTGCTTACCGCATTGCGTGAATTATATTCACTATAAACACCCGGCTGACGAATACTTGTCGGGATATTATCAAAATCAATGTTAGTTTCAGCCATTGTCTTTCTCCTGTTCTTTGCGTGAACGTGTTTCAGTAATCACAATCAAATCACCGTCATTAATACGACGCTGATAATAAATCGACGGCTCAATATCAACCGGCGTTTGTTCAATATAGGCATAAGGCTGTGTTTCAAATGGCACCTTAATACCTGGTCTTGCTTTAACTTTCATTTTTTACCTCAGTTTCCACCTTAAACGGCTCTTCCGCCTGCGTGGTTGGGTCATAAATCCGTCCTTGAACTTGTTCAAGTAACGGTAATGGGTCAGATAACTTGGCTCGATAAGCGCTAAACACATAGTCAGGATTAGTTTTATCCTGCGTAGCTTCTGGGAAATACCCATCATCAAGCGGCTGAAAATCATCATAAACGGCTTCGTATTCAATCGAGTAAGCGGTAATCGCTCCTCCCTTGAATAAGGCATTGTTGAAAATAGTGCGAACTCTTGTGGGTTTTAGTGGTTTAACCAATTGCCCCAAAGTTTGCGCATCCAACAAACGGCGCACGGCAGTAATAAGCTGATTAACGCCAACCTCACGCTCATCAATGCCACCTTGTCTAGCCGCGACATTACTGCGTAAAGATCGCACGGCTAAAATAATGACAAAATTCGCGGTAGATTGATGTCGTCTTGCATTGGTACTCATACGCTCAATGCGAGCCCCACCAAAAGTGACAAGGCAAATCGGCAAGCGAGACACAGATAAACTGTCGTCATCTAGCTCACCACCGTAGCTTTTCACCGTATTAACAAGACGGCCCAATCCTTTTTGCAGACGCTCAACAAGTGCTTGTTCGATTTTCGTTATCACGGCTAAACACCCTGTTTTTCGGATTAGTAAACATCACACCATTATCGTCGTCATCTTCTGTATTTGAGTTAGCAATACCAAGTGAAATTTGACCTTTAGCAATCGCCTCAAGCTCTTTTAAGCTTAATTTGTATCGCTCAATAATCTCATCGGTATTACCCACCTGTGACATAGATGCCAAACGATAGCGGGTTAAATCACAACAAATCCGCACAAGATTTTGCGGTATATCCAGTAATGGCAATTCATAACGCGCTGATAAATAGCCATCAATTTGGCTAGAACTATCCGATAACGCCACATTCAGCACTGTTGTATCAACACTACCGGTACGATCACGATCAGTTAACTCAATTGCATCGAGTTCACCAACACGTAAAATAAAATCCGACACTGTGGCATAATTCATCGTTATTCCTCACACACTGGAACAAGCTCTAACCAAGGATCTTCCGCAAGAATAATCACTTGTTCACCGGTTAAATCACCAGCCGGAATTTCGACCGCACTTTCCTTGTTAAAACGATAACCACATCGACCATAAGACGGCTGAGGATGAATTTCACGTAACGTTACCGCATAAGCGATAGGGTTAATCACCTCACCACCTTCTACAACACTTGATGTTGTTTCTTCTACTTCTTGAGTTTCGGAATTAACATCATCTTGAGTGGTTAATGCTTCTAATTCGGTGTTTTCTGGTTTCTTTGCCATTTGGACTCCTAAAGGGCGATTGCTCGCCCTTGTAATAGGTTATTCTTCAATGATTTGTGGAGACACAATCACTTTCAATCGACCTTTTAAGATATTGGTCGTACCATTGATGATGTCGCCCTCGCAAATTTGACGAGCTTGGAACTCTAACGCTGGCGGTACTAAAATGACATTCGGACGAATGTTCAATAATTTGCCACCGTCACCTTTCAATGATTGCATTTTGGCAATCACCTTCATGATGTTTTCAGCATTGAGTTCTGTTTTCTCAACACGGTGGGCAAGCTGCCAAAAACCAAAACCAGCAGCACCACGTGCACGCACACCCCATTCGTAAATATCTTCGTTAAATACGGTGTCAGACTTGGATGGATCAAATTTCGTTTCGATTTCCGGTGCTGTGCGTTCTTGCCAAATTAATGGTTTAATCGCATTGGTGGTGTCGAAAATGTAGAACGTTGGTGCTTCTGTTTTCGTACCGGTGGTGATATTACTTTGCTCTTTGCTTGAACCTGTGCCGTCCACGTTATCAAAAACTGGATGGTCGGTATCAAAATAATTCTGACCGTCATAACAAAGCGTGGTTTTACCTGCTTTTAATAAACCAAACACCAAATCATCAGGTAATTCAGCCGCACTTTGTGCTGCCTGTTGCACCATAGGGCGGAATAAACCCACTTGGTCATCTTCAATGTCAGTGCGTGGAATACCTACCGTACTTTCATAAAGTTTGTTTTCAATGCTTGTACCTTGGGCTTGCATTGCTTTACGTTGACGTTTATTTACCCATTCCACCATTTTCGGGAACTGACCTAAGAAACCATAGGTGTTCACTTTGGTGTTAGAGGATACTTTCATCGCGATAAGATCCCACTGCGGTTTAATTAAGCCTAAACCTGCAGCAAAGTCTTTTTTAAACTGGGTTTCAATCGCTTTTAAAACTTCGGATTTCTTAAACATTATTTTTGCTCCTTGTGTTCTTTGATGAATTCAGCTTCGGTCATACCTAATGCACGAGCTGCCGCTTGTTCTGCTGCACTTAATGCCACAACATTCTGATCAGGATCAGTTTTTGCTTGTGGCTCGCCACTTAATGCGGCCATTGCAGGTGCTTTTTCTAAGTAAGCACTTAACGCTTCTACAGATAAACTTTGCGCCCAATCTTTTAACGCAGGCGATAACTTACCTTGCGATAAGGCGGCTGTGATTAATGCATTTTTTTTATCTGTTTCAACTGATGCTTTAATGGCGTTAAAATCTGCCTGCAATGCAGCGACTTGTTCAACGGGTATAAATTTAGCTGGATCAGGGTTGCCCACTTGTGTAGATAACGCTGCTACGGATTGTTCTTTTTCAGCTAATTTTGCGTAAACGTCTAACACGTCCACGTCAGATTTACCTTTTGCTGCAGAAAGTGCGGTCACTTTCGCTGTCATTTCAGCCTCTGTGCTATCTGGTTTCAAACCAAACAGAGCACATAATGCTGCCTGTAAGTTTTTATCCATTGGGGATTCCTCTTGTAACAAATTCACGCTCGCTGCCACCATGGCTTCCTCCATGCCGTCTAAAGCTGGAGTATTGGTTAAGGCTGCGTGGAAGATTTTGCGAACATAACCGTCAGTATCATAGGCAAAGACTGCCGAGATATAACGATATTCGCCGTTTTTGATGTAGTCCGCGGCTTTATCAGTCCAACGAACATCAGCAAAAATACCTTGTGGTGTGAAATAAAAATATTCCATCCAACCCGCACTTGGTGCTTCTTTGCCGTTTTTTAGGGAGTGAATAATTTGATGTTCATAGTCAATTGGCAGAGGATTACGTTGATTGTTAGCCAACGCCACCACATCCGCACCATTTGTGTCTGTTACATACCATGCCTCCACATCGGTTGGTCTGCCGTCTGTGGCGCGAAATTTTCCATAAGGTAAAAGTTGGATACGACCATACTTCGCTTTGTCAATTTCAAAACTACAAGCGGCAACTGTTAATTTCATCTGAAACCATCCTTAAAAACTCAATCTAGGATGACAGAATACTTGATAAGAAAGGGGAAAAAGAGATGACCGACTTCAGCACGGTCACATCATTTCAATTTTTTGAAAGAGTAGATATTGGAGGAATAAAAGATTAGATTATAAGAAACAACGCAAACCCATTTTAAAACGCTTTAAAACCGTTTTAAAACGTTTTAAAAATTTAAAGATGAAAACTTATACCTTGAAATAATAAAACCGCTATACGTGCGATTTAGGACGCTTATATAAATTATTTAATTAAACGTTGAAAATACGCTTGAATATCTTCCATGATATCCGATTCATCTTCAGGTGTTAATTTTAAGAATGGACGAGCAGGAATCGTGGTTTTCCGTCCACGCCCTGCTTTACCGCCGAATTGATGGATCGCCGCATACGGTTCATTCGTTCCTACAACAGCGGTATCGTTAGTGTAGTCAGACGTGATACTGCCCATCAAATTTTCTGTATCAACCAACGGTGTACCTTGGCGATATTTAAGCCCCAGCCATTTTGGACGCCCCCCAACATCAAAATTTTGCAGCACAGCAGATTCCATTGAGCCTGCAATACTTCGCATTAACGGGGTGCGATGAGTGGTAGCTTGTGCAAGTCGCTCTAGTACAATGGCAACTTCTTGCGCATTATTGATTTCAATTTCTATCATAATCGTTGATTTTTAAAATTTAACGGGGTATAGTCACATAGCCACTAGAAAAGCGATGAATCTCGAGGATCGCAAGCGATAGGTTGAAATAGTACCTTGGACTGTGTGCGGTGGGTTCGAGCCCCGCCTAGTGGCTTACTCTTTAAATGCCTTTCTCCATTGCTTATCACTTACTAATCTAAACGACTGTACAAAAATTTCTGGTTCTTTGCTTAAAACCTTCAATACTGCAAGCAGTTTCTTACCATTAACATCCTTATAAAATTGATATCCTAGTTCATCGACTACAATTTTATCTGGAGAATTGATGATATCTGGCAAATCCGCATACTCATCAATCCCAAAATCCTGCCCATCACGGCTATTAAATTGCTTAATCAAAGTATCATCAGAAAGCCACACCGTGCCAGTTTTACTTTTCAATAAATCCTTACTTTCTGCGCTTAACACACCTGCTGCAAATTTAAAGTTTTTGGTTAGGCTATCACGTACCTGTAACATCTGCTCAGTGGTGAGTTTTTTTCCGTCAGGGGTGAGCGTTTGTTTCATCTCGGCCACATGCTTTGCCAATAATTCAAAATCTTGTTTAAACTCCGCACCTTTCATTTCCACTTTTGCAAACTCATGCGCTAGCTTTTCCGGATAAAGATCCAAATTCGGCTTATACGCAATACGCCCCACATTGTAATCAAAGCCTTTATCCGTCACGCGTACCGTACCATCAGGTAATTTAAACCCTACCGTCTTTTCGCGATTACCTTGTTTATCCGCAGGGCGTTCTACTTCCACCAAAAATTCCGAGCTATCGTCAGGCTTATCCATGCCACGACGTTTTAAATCTCTTTCACCTAATGCAATCACCGTACAGCGACAATTAAACCCATTGGGTGGATAGAAGGTTGCCCAGAACGGATCATCATAACGATACACCTTACCGCTCAATGCTAAATGGGCAGGACGCGTGCGTGCATCACCCACGGCGGAATATTGCCAATAAGGGCGATTATCCACGTTATCACGCAAGCGTTGATAACGCGCAGCCGAATAAGCTGACTGCATATTGACACGATAAATCGTATTTAACCGACGCGGCGTGCCAAAATATTCCCCTGTTTTTGGGTCAGCCAGTAAATGCCCATCAATACCACGAATAGACGGATCTTTCCCAAAAATCCAGCCTTTACGTTCAAATTCACTCACCAGTTCTTTTTTCCACGCGTGAAAGCCTTTGCCCTCGCGCATAGCGGTTTCTAAAGATTGGTAAATATCCTTTGTCATATCAAGACTGGTTAAGCGCGCAATCGTCGTAGCACGTGCCAATGCGCTATCGTGCATTTCTTTTGCTAACACCTTGCTGGCAAGCATTTTCTTTTGGCGCAAAAACTCAATGGCTTGTTTGGGTTCTACGCCAATGGCAAACTTAGGTGCGCTCGGCATTGGCTGCTCCTAATAAATCAGCTAAAAATACCGCACTTGCCAAATAAGCTTGATGGCTTTCACTGGTTAAATCAGGATAAAGTGCGATTAGTTTTTCCTGTGCATCGTCATAGCTTTCACTTGCCATAACCACGCCTACAATTTGTTTCATCATAGGATCAAGCTGTTGATTAAAATCTGCATTAACCATTGCATCATCAATCAAACCGTCCAATTCATCTTGTTCGTCCTTTTTACCATTTTTAGCCGACAACGCAGCAGAACGACAACCGCAAGTACAGCCTTCACTGTGGTTAAATACGGCAGAAAGTGCGGTAGTTTTCTCGTCCGTTTTCTCACCTTGTGGTGTGCTTAAAATCAACTCACCTTCCTGCGGTTCAGGAATGCCTAACTTATCACGCACCCAACTCTCTGAAATTTGAACGCCAATGCCGGTAAGTTTAGGGATTGCATCCGCAAATACGGATAAATCTTCATATTCTTTCGTGTCAAACTCAAAATAAGGGACACGATAAGGGGCAATATTAGGATCAATATTAATCTGCAAATACGGCAAAATGATTTGTTGAGTGATAGTTTGTGCAATCTGTTTTGCATCACTAATCATCAAATCACGACGTACTTCATTATGCACCTTACCTAACGCATTGGTGGAGCTTTTACCATCAGCCCCAGACGTTAAAGTTTGCCCCAAAATCAAACGCGCAATAGATTTTTCGCACCAATCTACCATCTGTAAGAATGGATTGTTACCTGATGCAGCTCCAGCACTTGCTACATTGTGAAGTTCAATCTGCATGGATTCAGGCATAATACCTGCGGCATTATGACCAATATCTGCAAGTGCACGTAACAATGTACGTTTTTCACTTGTCGTCGCGCCTGCACCGTATTTACCAATACGAATAGGCATACCATAGAGTTCCAAAAACTCGGCAAAGTCACGCACTGAATAATGCTTATACATATAAAGCCATGCCAATGTGCGATACAACCCATCTCGTGCAAGTTGTGTAGAGCGTGATTTATGGCGATGCACCACCCAGCCGAATGGTCGTAAAGGTTCGCCCATTGGATTAGTTGGGGTACGTAATAACAAATTATCATGCTTATCTAATTTAAACCAAGACTGAGGGCAAGGTTTAAAGCCTTTTGGTATCCATTTCCCATCCACTTGCGCCCATTGGATTTCTAACGCAGAAAAACCATGCCCGACCGCATCCATGAGATCCATAAATAAATCTTCAAGATTAGGATACTGGTAAAATAGCTCGTCAATTTCTGCTTGTAATTTTTCTTCTGCAGGTGTTGCATTACGTGGTTCGACAATACGCCAATCAAGCGTAAGCACTGAACGCTTACGTGTCATTATGTTTGCCGCAATGCTACTGTCTTGCTCTTCAATATCCATAAAAAGCTGATGCTGAGCCTGAATATCACCATTTTCTGCATCATCTAAAATTTGTTTCAATTTTGATGGTGTGATTTTGGCTGAAGGATGATCGTCTAACACTCGTCCTGTAGCGGTAACTTCCGCATCATCAGTTTGCGTAGGCTCTGTCTCATTGCCTTTTAAAAGGTTTTTAAATTTGTCTAACAATCCCATAAATTCACCTTATTGTTTCCACACAGAATAAAGATCCGATTCATCTTCATCCCACTCGCTATCATCTAACTCACTAATACTTATCCATTCAATCGCCGCAGAACTACTTACTGCATTACGCCATAGCATTTCCAGTGCGTCTGGGCCATCATCATGGTCGGCTTTTGGGAAATGGCGTAACTGAGAAATCAGCGTAGCTTGTGAGCTATGTAATAAAATTAACCCATTCGCCATGTGTGGCTGTAAACTTTCAATACGAAGCATTTTGTCTGTATTGGGTTTAGTTGCAGTTGCCGGTACGGGAATGCCTCGTTGTGCCGAACGTTTCACTAACTCGTCTTTTAAGAATTCTTGGAATTGTACGGTTTCAACAAACCAACGCTGACACTGGTATTGTTTCTGCATACGAATCACATCTTCAATGATGAGATCAGGTAAGCGCTTTTTAACCTGTGCTTCAATTACATAAAGCTTACCCGTCTCACGATGATAGCCACCCACCAAGATGGCTGATGGGTCACGACTTGCACCCGCTTTACCTAAAGAGGGGTCTAGCGCGCCGAAATAAACCAATTCACCTGGCAATTCAGTCCAATAAGTCAGCGCATTAGCAAACATCGCATCATCACTGCTTAAAGGGTCGTTTTGATATTCAGAATCAAACGTCGCATGCCCATCACGAGCGCGGATTTTCATCAAGGTTAAAATCGGGCGAGCAGCCCAACTTACTACCGCACCTTTATCCATTGCTGATTTATTTTGGGAATAGAAAGCATCAGCCACCGCTTCACCTTCGTTTAAGTAGAAGTCCTCCCACTTATCCCATAAGCTCATATCATCAGGCTGACGAATTAAGGCTTTAAATTTTGCTGTTTTCCATGCTTTGCTTGATAAAGTGCGGTTTAACACACTGTCGTAATGAAGAATAGTTCCGATATACACCACATCTAACTTATCTCCAGCTGCACCTAAAGGAAGCACGGTTTTCTTCAACCAATCATGCAACTTATCACGCTGTTCTGGGCTACGTACTTGTTCATCATTTTCAATATCATCCAATACAACCAAATCTGGTCGATATGCACCATGTCGTAAACCACGCAACTTCTTACCAGAACCAGCAACTTGTACTTTCTGATTAGCTTTCGTCACAATGGTTGCAGCTTGCCACACACGACCCTGTCCTGCGATTTCAGGAAAGTCTACGCGTAGCCGTTGGTTAAACTCCAACTCGACTTTAATTGCTTCAAGCATTGGATAGGCTTGGTCTATACTGTCCATCACAATTAATGCATAACGTTTCTTTTGTGCTACAAGACAATAAAGTGTGAATAATTGAGAAACGAGAGTTGATTTAGCCTCACCACGTGGCGCGGCAATGGCTAAATGCACTGATGATGGCTGTTGTAACACTTGTGGCAAATGTTCAAAAAGATAGTTATGCAACTGTGAACGCGAAGATGAACGCACATAATGCGGAAAGTAATTCGACACAAAAAAGTCATAACCCGAAACAGGATCTAACACCTTTTTGCGTCGCTCACTAATGGCAGAAAGGGAATCGTCCCATCCCTCAAACTTCGCCTCGACTTTTTGTCGCAAGCTGTCGGAATAGGCTTTTAATTCTGCTAATAACTCTTTATTCTTCACAATTATCCTCTACACCCATTATACTTCCCAGCCTTCATCAGAAATAAATCCATCCCAAGCTTCTTGAGATGACCCGTTCCAACCTTCCATCATGCTTTAAATTCCTTACTTAATGTTTCACCAAATCCATTGAGCAAATCTAAAAAATCACCTGTTAGTTCTGGTTTATTGGTTTGGATATATTCCCCAAAGAGTTTCACCGTTTTAATCGCAGTAGCTAATTCAGATACCTCAGGCAACAACCGCTTACTGCTCGCCACCATTTTCGAGTAACTGTCACCCAAGCCTTGAATCAGTTTTGCTTTCTCACTAACAGGCAAGTCTTCGGTCTTACGCAACTCATCCATGGTACTTTCAAAATAAAGCACAAAGGTAGTGAGCATACCACGAGCCACATCTTCAACCTTTCCACTTGCCATTGTTGATGCATCACGCACTTTGTCCCAATTATCGCCGCGAGCTTCGGCTTCACGTTTCCAGCGTCGTGCAGTGTTATAGGACACTTTGGCTTTTTCTGCGGCTAATTCCAGCGTTAGGCAATCAAACACATAATAACGGCGCACATCTGCCTTGGTTTTTTCATCATGTGCCATATTCACTAGCCTCCTAATTTGGCTTTGATTAGCTCAAATCCAACCGATACCAATAAACCGCCCAGACCGCCAACTAAAGCGGATCGCACACCCAATTTAGCCATACTGTTTTCTACCTTAGCTAAACGGACATCAATATCATCCACACGCCCATCTAAACGGTCGATTTTATGATTGACTGCACGGGTCAAATCTAAAATCTCATCTAGTTTTGCATTTGTTTGTGCGCTTTCGGTTAATTGCTCTAAGCGTTTCCGATCTCTTGCTGACATTATTTATCTGCCTTGTTATCTAATTTTTTCGTAATGGACTGCAATTGCTCAGAAATTGCCCCTAATTTATCTAAAATACTTTGATTGGTGATACTAGCCACTTCTTTTGAGACATAATCTCGCTTGACTTCTTTAACTTCGTCATGCAGGCTTTTAAACTCACTGTCTAATTTCTTAAACCACACACCAATAAAGAACACCGCAACAGATACCAACCCATTAAAAATCATCATCCCATTAATGTGTACTTCCATTTTCACCTCGCTGACAAATAGTTCGATATGTATCGTTATGTACTTTAATTTGACGCAAGGTTTCTGTCGTATCTTGACGGCTTGCGGAGATCAACGAGAAACCGGCACAGCTTGCATTAATCACGGAGATCCCCTGACTTGTGCAACCCATCAATAAGAGTGTCACGGTCAGCATTACGACTGTTTTCTTCATGTTGTTTTCTCGTTTCATAATGTTTCACCTGCGTATCGGAGACAGCTTTTTCACGCACCAACTGCTCGTTATCTTTTAATAATCGGTCAATTTCACGCCCTGCACGTTTGAGCTTAAATACCACATAACCACAAATAGCCAGCGCAGTACCTGAGCCGATTAAAATCATCTGTAACGTCATTAAATCCCCCTTGGTCTATCCGTTTGTTCCGGTTCGACATAAACTTCGCCTGTAATCTGTTCTTCTGGCTTGGTTTGTTTGGCTTGATATGCCATTACAGCACCCTTGGTTGCAGCCGAACCACCGCAAAAACAAGCAAAATAAAAAAACAAGTCAGTGACCGTAGAACGGTCAAGATAAACGGCATAAATCAGCACACCGGCCATGACTAAGAAACCGAAAAACTGAATAAACCCTGTCGTACTCGCTCGACCATCATTATTGGTAAATAATTCAAAAAACTTATTCATTGACATAATCTCCACATAATCACTTCAGCTGGAGTAGGTTTCCCACGAAAGGCATAGCTCCATGCGTTTTTACTATAAAAGTGCGGTCGATTTTGCGGGAGTTTTCTGGTTGTCAAAACTCGGTTTTGTAACCAATTAAAAACACGTTTAAACACGCCTAAAAATTTAAACTTCATTGTCAATTGCTCCATATTTAAGATTACCCGCCACGCGACGAACCCAGCCTTTACCAAATGTCGTAAAAGTGCTAAGTTTGCAATAAAACTCAAGGCGTTCAGCGTTCAAACGCATAATCACATCAGAAATCGCCATTTTTTTAATAGCGGCAATCGTCATATTGCCAATCACACCGTCATCAACAACACCGACTGCACGTTGCAACATGCGACTCGCATTACCTAATCCATGATTTACCGCAGCATCAAAAAACTGATAAGCCACCGCTTCTGGCATTTTGTCGCATTGATAACGTAGCCAAAATGCGGAGTAGTAGATTTTATAAGCTTGCTCACGCGTCATTGCTCGCATACTACCTTGATAACCGTTTGCCTGAGCAGTACGTTTAGTGATCCCCCAATTGGTTTCACCTCCTGGGTCTCTTGGGTCATTAACGTAGCCGCCTTCATGACCAATTAAACGGTTGAAAATCTGTGAAAAATTTAAAGACATAAAAAATACCCTTAATCTATTAATGATTAAGGGTATTATCGAAAAAAGAGAGTAAGATGAAGAGTGGAGCACCTTCAGCACTAAAACAAGGCAAAATTACTGGATTCCTCAGGGTTACGTACTTGTGCTACAATTTCCCAACCACTGCGATCTGATAATTGATATTTAGGACAAAGTTCAAGCATGGCCATGCGTCCTGATATGTTCAAATGTTGGGTTAAATAATCAAAATCAGCCTTAAAGCGATAATTACGCAACACTCGCAAAGCTGTTTCGCAGCGAGGAATATAAACCCATTCCCCTCTAAAAACTTCGCGTAATTTCACCGCACTTTCCAAACCAATTAATGCTTTGAGCTTAGGAAAATAATGCGCTCCATCGGTAAATCGAAAGGTTGCCCCACCAAAATTTGTAATGATTTTTTCAACTGCAGGAAATCCAACTAAATCAACCATCTGTTGTACGGTTTCCGGCAGAAGTTCCGCTACATCTTCCAAATTCGCCACCATAATAACCTCCGCAATGTTATTTTTTGCTCATTCTCACACGGAAATTTTAAAAAGGCGGTATTTTGCAGAAAAAAGATAAAAAAAATCCCACCGAAGTGGGATTAATTCTACTTAATTTTGTCCTTTCAACTGTAACACCTGAGGCAACAGCTGCAACGTCATTTTCCATGCTTTTTCAGATTCGTCAGGTGACAATGCTTTACAATCTACATATTCATTACCATAGTCCCCAGCATCAGTCTCATTTTGTGCAACAATTAAGGTAATTTTGCGTAATGCACAACCTGCAATTGGATTATAATCTTGTCCGGAAGATCCGTCTTTCATTCCGAACGCAACATTTCGTAATGCTTGATAATTTCCTTGTAAGGCTTTATTTAGTTCTCCTTTAGCTTTATCCGTCATCGAAAAAGCAGAGATAGAAATCAAGCCACATGCCATAGCAAGTAATAGTTTTTTCATTATTTTTCTCCAATAAAAAAGGCTCCAAAGAGCCTTTAATTTACACCTGGTAATTTCATCTTACAACGTCTTTTTATTCCGATCATACACTGATAACATCTGCACGACTTTCTTTAACTGCCATGGACGTAACCAATGGATAAAATCCACTTTAAAAGATCGTTTTGCAATACCATCGGCATATTCTTTCGGTAAGTTATGTTTGATTAAAAGTGCGGTTATTTTAGCGAGATAAATTTTCTTATCTTCACGTGGTGCCGCACGATTTCCCCAAAAATGACTACTGGATTTAAAGCCCTTTTGCACCATAACATTTAACACCTGTTGCAATTCACTTTCCGTCATTTCAGTACAACTTGTTTTCCCCGTTGTACTCAACAATAATTGACGATATGTCTCATCATCAAGCCCCAATTGATTTTTCCCAATATGGATTTTCGCAATTAATGATTTACGCTGCATAACCTTTCTCCTGTTCCTCTTTCCAGGTTTTCCAAATCGCAAATTCAGGCATATTTTCCACAAATTGCAACTGTCCAACAGAAGCATAACGTTCAATATACTGAATCGCCGCCATGCGATTGTTGTCTTCCTGTTTTACCGTACTTTGCATTTCGGCTTTGCTTTCATTACGCACCACCGCAAACAACGGTTTCGCCCCTTCATACACTTTCTTCAAATAGTTATGATTCTATAACGCCTGAATATTGCGTGTTTCCCGACGGTTTTTCATCACTGCTTGAACAGTTTCATTCAACGCATGAGCCAATAATGGATTAGGTTGATACATCTCTAATACTTCTTGCATTAATTTCAACGCACGCCCATTAGATAGTGCAGATTTTTCAGGGCGAAACAACCCAATATAACTCACCAACGCACGCGCATTGCGACCACCCAAATTGGAGATTAACCCCAACATCTCACGCCCAGCATCATCTTCCAACAACGCATCCAAATGAATGTCACTGTGGCAAATAGGGCAACGACATAGTTTCACTTTAAAACTCCTTTAAACTAGGTTTAAAACACATTACTCAGCCCACTTCATCTAACTTATCCCCCTCTTTAGTAAAGAGGGGTTAGGGGAGATTTGAATGGGCTGTAAATGGATTTTAAAAATCGTTCGGGTCGTCGTCTTTATCTAGCTCTATCACATCAAGTCGTTGAATAACTTCAAATTTAGCCAAAAAACGTAGTCTGTTTTCAAAATCGCCATCTCTCCATACATACATAACTTCGCGTTCCGGTTCTTCAAACATATCCCAAGCATAAGCGTTTTCTTTCGCGATATGTAAAGCGACGTTATCAAAACACCGACTTTCATCTTCCCACGTGTTTCCATCATCGTTGTTTGTAGGATTGTTACTTTCCAATGCGTAACGATATAAATATTTAGCCATAATCTATTCCTCCGGTGGTTGTGGCAGTGGTTGCCAGTGGGTAACGACATCACATGGGCCATCAATTTCTGTCTCAAATTCGTTACCGTCTACCATGTATCCAATAAAAACTCGCATTCTTTCTTCGCCGTCGTTATATGGTATTCCATATAGCAGCACCTCTTTTGAGGTAATGCCATAAAAAACTGTATGATATAATTCAGGCAATCTTTCCGAACACTTAATCCAGCCATTGTTTTCGCTCATTTCTATCTCCTTATCTCCCCAATCTCATTCTTAAACCTGGCAGTAAGTTTTGTACATTGCCAACATAAACCGCCGCATGTTGATTTTGCCCTGTGCGTAATGCTCGAAGCGCGTGTGTGAGCTGTTTTGCAGCTTGTTCAAGTTGTTCATCCAACCGCATTTTTTCTTGCTCAGTCATACTTCCTCCACTTCAACCACATCATCAATTTCCGTAATCGTGTGTGGCAGTTTATTGATATCACACACATTTAAATCACACATATCTAACACTTGTTCATTGCTTTCAGCTTCAACAACTGCCTCAACCAAACAATAAAAGCGTGCCACATACTTAGCCATGTCTCACCTCCGGTCTTCTATTTGGATAACGCACATAATGCGCACACATCTTTTGGCGATTTAATGCCCATTCTTCATTTTCGCTTTTTCGAGCAACAATAGCCGCTCTCTGCCAAGCAGCCTCAGCGGTTGCCCATGCACCAGCACGCTCCATTTCAACAGCTAACGTGCTAAAATCTTTATAGGTTCGTAGTTTTTCCATACATTGCTCCTTAGTTAATGATTAAAACCTATTACTAATGCCCCTCATCCCGCCCCCCTCTTTTGTAAAGAGGGGTTAGTGGAGATTTAAAGGGCATTTAAATAAGCTTTAAGCCCCAGCTACATCTAACGCAATCGGCACATACTGATCGGTTTCTCCAACACGTTCATAAAGGCGAACATAAGCCTTACTGCTTACCACTTGAACGCTTTCACTAATTGCCTGCATCGCGTTTTGCCAGCGACTGTCTTGGATCTCGACGCGGCGCAAACCCAAAATACGTGAGGTGTTCAAATTGCCTTCCTTATCCACATTAAAAGCACGTTCAATCAATGCTTTTAATTCAGGGCGAGAGCCTTCGCTCCATTCATTCAAACACTCATCAATCAACACTTTTGCTGCTTGAATACGCTCATCAAATTGCAAACTTTCATTAATTGCGCGTTGAATTTTGTATTTACCGTCATAGCTGAAAAGAGTCACATTGCCTTTGTTGCCTCCCACTTTCGCGCCATATTTCTCGGCAGAAAGCTCAATAAAGGCTTGCACATCACCAAAAATGCCTTCTTTAAAATGGCTAATTGCTTTGCTTAAATCACGACCACGTTCCACCCATTCATACACGAGCGCATCACGTGCTTTGTCGATTTCTTTCACCAACTCAGCAGGGGTTAAATTGCCTTTTGCATCGCGCCAATATTCTTTACCTTCAATCATTACTTTCATTTAGATTTCCTCTTTTCCTAACTTAATCACTACAAGCCGCTTACCTTTATCACGTTCACGTCGGGCGGCGGTTGCCGAACAGTAAATCGTTTTTTCGCTCACATTGAGTTTCTTTGCTAATTCTTCTGCCGTCCCGTCACCCAAATTCTCTTCGCCACGATAGACTGCATAAATTTGCCGACGCGTTGCCATCGCTCCTCCTAATTCAAATACTTACGCCAAATCACTCGAATACCTTCTACTGCAAACTGTGCTTCTTGGTATCTCCCCACATCGCGTCCAACTTGATAAACAAAAGCGCGTTGTTCACGCTCTAAGCGATCTGTCACCGCATTTGCCATCACACGAACGGTTGGTTTAATTTTTTCAAAATGCACATTCACCACAGTAAGTCCCATTTCATTTAAGCGTTTCACTGCTTTTTCTACTTGTTCCAAATAAGCCAACATTAAAGCGTTGTTTTTATTTAGGCGTTTGGTTGTTTTTGCCTGTAACATAATCGTCTCCTTAACTAATTAACATTTTGCTGTATTGTTCAATCATCTCTGCGCTAATTTCGGTCTCGTTAATCTCTGCCGAACGTACAACGCCTCGCATTAACTTACTTAATCGACGTGCGTTACCTTTGCAGGCTTTCAATAAAGCCGTATTAAATTCGCTCGTATTAAGTGCACTTTCTGCTAACATCGCCAAATCACTTTCAGGTAATGCATTGCCAAGGTCGCAAGCAAAACCCACTCGACTATAAAGCTGTGCCAACTCATTATTTTTGCCTTTTAAATTCACCAACAAGCGAGGCATACCCGCTAAAATCACCCCACAATTTGTTAAATCGTGAATACGTCTGATAAATTCCAAAGAGCGGGTAGAAAGTAACTCGGCTTCATCAATCATTAACAAACGTTCCGCACCGTTGAGTTTTTCCACAATACTTGCCAAAACATCATTATTAACACCGCGACTGGTCGCCCCCACAGTTTCAGCAATCTTGCGTAGCAACACTTTCGGTGTGCAACTTGGATCAACCTCAATCAAAATGGCTGAACTATGTTCTTTCTCATATTGTTTTAGCATCTGCGTCTTGCCTAATCCTGCAGCGCCATAAATCACATTAATTTCGCCCTCTGCGTGGGCAAAGTGCATAATTTCCATACCGCGTTTTGCTGTTTGAGTGGGTACAAATGCATTGTTGTATTTTGCTTCAACCACTTTCGCCTTATAACGTGCCAATAATTCATCCACTTTGTTATCTAACCATTTAGTATCAGTTGGATATTTACCGTTGATATATTGGCTAACAGTCGTAATAGATACATCAAATAAGCTCGCCACTTGTTTTTGGCTCATCTTGTTCGCATCCATAAACGCTTTTAATTCTTGTGCTTTCATCTTGTTCTCCTTATTCATTTACTAACTTTTTTCTTTGTTCCCACGCCTCTTTATCTGCTTTAGTTAAGAAAATTGGCGTTTTCTCATTTTTAGGTTTTGCCTGTGTTTTCAACAATTCAAAACCTGATTGCTGATGCTCAATCGTAATAATCGGATTCATTTCCGCATTAATCTCATCAAGCTGTTCTTGTTTCAATTTCGCACGGCGTGCATGACGCTCTTTACGAACTTTCTCAACAAAGGCAACTGGGAACGCATCACGTTTATTGCCATCTAATTCGGCATAACACACAAAAGTGCCGTCTTTTTTTCTTACAATCACTTGGCTTGGGTCGTGTATATCAAAAGATGCTTGTACTTCGATACCATCCACATCTAACAACTTCGTACTGAAGTAAAAGTTATTAAATAATCTCAACCAACCTCGCTCAGGCGTTCTTAATACGCTTGGACGGAATAGATCTCTTGATTCTGCCGGTGTAACAAATACCAAATCATCAGGGTTCACTCTCTCCATCAACTGACGGCGTTTTTGTGTGGGTGTCATACCGATTTCACTATGCACATGCTCGTTGTTGTACCAATCAACCCCTGCTTGAACCGCATCTAAAAACTGATTCCAGCTTGGCAATTTACCCACAGCCCATTGTTGTTTTGGTGTTAGTTGAGCAGATCCTTTACGCTTTGCCTTATCTAGTGAAATTACTGCAGTGCTCACTTGTCGAATGGTGTCGCGGTCTGCTCCTGTGCCATGATAGGTTTCAAACTGGCGAGCGATACGATATAAAATCGTTTGGTGAACCCGCTCAATAATCCCACGCCCTTGTGGATTACCTGGAATCCCTGTTTGGTGATTAATCCCCAAACGTGGCAACATCCCCGTAATATCACCATCAAGCATCCAGTTTTTCTCACCACCACCGTTATCGGAGTAATAAATTGCCGGTATACCGTAGCGTTCCACGCCATAACGCAAGGCATCAGCCACCGCTAGAACGTTTTCCGCCAAGCTTGCCGACCAACCCACAATAAAACGACAAGATGCATCCATTATTAATGTCACCTCAGGAATAAATGGGCGACCGTGTTCAGGATGGGCGACTTTCAATTTCATCGCATGGCCATCACCAACCCACACATCATTTACCTGCAACACGCTCCAGTCGCGTTTCACATAAGTGTTAAGAGCGCGGAGTTCAGAACCTGTCTTACGACCAATTTCTTTAATGTGTTTTGGTAATTTCGCCAACGCAGCACGAACTTGGTCAATGCTCGGTTTCATCTCTAAACGTAACGGCTCGTCTGCAAAACGTGCATCCCATTCAGCCGAAAAATAGTGATAGGCTTCTGCAACATTGATGCCATTGGTTTGGCGATACACCGCCAAAAAGTCAGGCAACCACACAATTTCTTCAGCCTTTTTCGCCACCCGTTGCATTGGTGCGAGGGCTTTTAATCGTTCTTCAGGCGTATCTGCCTTTTCATAATCCAACACCCACTGATTCAAAGTGCGTTCAGATAAAGTGCGATTTTTCCCTTTCTTGTTATTGGCGGTTTCCACCAATCTCATCAAATCATCGGAAATGCCACCATGTTTGATTTGTTCACAAAAGAACTTAATCGCCTTATAACGTGGCTGAGCTTGTTCGATCTTTGACACTTGGGCAACTAACGCCATTCTTGCCCCCGCTACTTCACGTTGTTTTTCCGTTAAGGTTTTTAATTCCACCTGACGGAGATCGGCTGGGAGGGATTTTGGTTTTGCTTTTACAATAGA